CGGCGCAAGGCCATCCTTAAAAACATCCGCGACACCCAGGAGAAAGACCAATGGGAGATCAAGGAGGAACTGGCCGAAGAGCGCATGATGGAATACAACATCCCGGTGCAGCGCGGCAACGCGCTGGAGGATGAGGCGCGTGAATACTACCAGGCAAAGACCGGCAACGTGGTGGCACAGGTGGGCTTCATCACCGACGATGAAGGACATATCGGGTGCTCGCCGGATGGGCTGATTATCGGTGATAACGCTGTGGCGATTCCCGCATGCTATATCAAGGGGTTAGAAATCAAGTGCCCCATGCCCAATACCCATCTTGGGTGGTTGCTTGATGGCACCTTGCCGGAAATCCACAAGTATCAGGTTCATGGATCGATGATCGTCACCGGACTGAGTGAGTGGGTGTTCCTCTCATACTGCCCGGGTGAAGCCCCACTGCTTTTGACCGTGCAGCGCAACACTTTCACCGAGGAACTGGCAGCCGGCCTGCGCAACATGGTGCGGGAAAAGCAGGAGATCAAGACCATCCTCAACAAACTGTGGGATGCGGAATTCAAACCCCAACCGACCCCGTGAACAACTCATCCCCTACAGGCAGGGCCGTCAACGCGTTCAGCAACCTGGCCGCCACGGACAGGAAAGCATTCAAGGCGCTGCGCAAGATATACCAAGCGCAACTGCGCACCTTCCCCGCGCGCTTGTCGCTCATGAGCGCCAGGGAGGTGGAGGAACGCTCGCAGGGCATGGAGGTGCCGCCGCTCTACGTGTGGAGGAGCCGCAACTTCATGGTGGCCGAATACCGCGAGGGAGACAACATGCGCCTGAGCGTCAACCGCACCCTGATCGACAACGAGGGCAACTGGCTGCAAGGCATCACCTGGGATGAACTCATGGAGTGCAAGCGCCAGATCGGCTACGGCAACCTGTGGGCGATTGAGATATTCCCTGCCGACGAGCACATCGTGGACGTGGCACCGATGCGCCACTTGTGGATCGTGAAGATTCCGCCGATGGCGTGGGTGAAGGTGGACAAGGCGGTGAAACTTGAAGCGGAGGAAGCGCCATGAAGGATACGAAAATCACATGGTGTGACAGCACTAGAAACTTCTGGTCCGGTTGCAGCAAGGTCAGCCCGGCATGCGCTCATTGTTATGCCGAGACGATGGCAAAGCGCTTCCCACACTTTGGGAAATGGGGTGATGGCAAACCCCGTGCATGGCACGGAGACGCCGCAGCCAAGGACAAGTCCAAGTGGCGCTGGGTGGATGAAACCGACGCGGGCCATCCGGTGTTGTATGACGCGGAGCTTGGCGGCCATGACGTTCCGCCGGGAATTGCACGCAATGTCTTGGGCTATCATCTGCGGCCCTCGATCTTCCTGCCGAAAGTCCACTGGCGCACGTTCTGCGAACTGACGCAGGTGCGGACGGAGCGCTTGCAGGACATCAGCGAGGCCGACTGTCTCGCCGAAGGCATCCATAAGGCCATAGATGGCGCATTCTACGGAGTGCAATACTTCATCGGCTACAATGACGCCGCCGGTGCCTACGCGGAACTGTGGGACTCGATCAATGGCAAAGGATCGTTTGACGCCAATCAATTCGTGTGGGCGCTCACCTATAACTATCTCCCGTAACCAAACAAACCAACACCAACCATACAAATGAGAATCCAATCCCTCATCATCGACAGAAAACACATAAGCTACACCCACACCATGAACGTCGGCCAGGACGACGAGACGGAGACGAGCGACACCTGCAAGCAGGCTCCGCTACCGGAACTCACCAACGCCTTCGGTGCCCTCAACCCGGTCATCTGCACCATCATGGGATGGCCCATGAGCTACGCGGAAGGGCTGAACGTGTTCAAGATCCAACTCAGCCACACCAAGCACGGAACCCGCAGCGCCTGCTTCAAAATGTCCAAGGTCATTGAGTTGACCGGAGGATTACCCCACACGATGACAACCCCCTTTGTGCGCATCGACGAACCCGCTGATGGTGAGAGCGGCAAGCGGGAACTCAAGGACGCCCATGTGCATCTCATCGAGTTGGTGCTGGTGGAGGTCTCCCGCTACATCAGCGGAGAGCGCAGCCAGCAGACGCTCAACTTCGACGAGGGCAAGGCCGGCATCAACGTGCTGGCCGACAAGGGCCGCGAGGATCCGAACCAAGGGGTGATCGACTTCCCCGAAGCGGAAGCCCCGGCCAGAAGGGGCCGCAAGAGCAAGTAACCCCCGAACACTCTGCCGCCCCCCATGGTCCCCGCATCACTCAAAGGAAAAGCATTCGAAACGCTGATTCTGGACGCTGCAAAGCGCGAGGAATCGGGCGGGAGATTAACCCTCAGCCGGTATGGCGTGCAGGGCGTTATCTTCAACGGGAAAACCATCTTGGTTCCGAGCTTGCCAGATATTGAGGGAGTGCTCCAAGGGGGGCGGCAAATCATCATCGAGGCCAAGTGTGTTCAAGGCGCGTCCTTCCCACTGGCCGACGACCATTTCAGAAAGCGCCAGTATGCGCACCTCGAGAAGCGGGCCCGCTTCGGGGTGCTCTGCTTCATTTTGATCCATTGGGCCGAGCGCTGCCTGCAACGCGGCAAGGATCCCGGCATGACCGTGGCGGTGCCCGTGAGTGGCGACATGCCATTCTGGCGCTCCTACGAGGCCGGAGCGGCCCGCAGCCTGTCACGTGACGAGTCCCTCACCATCGGGCAGATCGTGCCGTGGCGGGTGCCCAAGGGCTGCCGCAAGCCGCTGCCATGCCTGATGTCCTTCCTACAACCTGACACCGCTCCGGAATTCCCGGAATTTGAAGACACCTGAGACCACCATGTTCGAGATCAACAGCAAAATAGTCTGCGTGGATGGCCGTTTCCCCTCGGCCTACATCCGCAGCCAATTCCCGGCGCTGCCGCGCAAGGGACACATCTACACGGTGCGCGACATCGTGCCGGGACAGGAGCGCAACCTGAAGCCCACCGTGGCGGTGCTGCTGCATGAGATCGTCAGCCCGCCCAACCAGCACGGCATCGAGCCGGGATTCGCGCCCTGGCGCTTCGCGGACATGAACGAGGTGCAGCAGGCCGCGAAAGTCAGCGAGCACCTGAGCATGGGCACCTACACGGCAGCGCTGTGCGCTCCCACGTCACTTCCCGAGACCTCCCGCGAGTGCGGCCAGGCCGAGCCACCGCCAGCGACGTTTCCCACCATTACCGGGAAGGTTGACGCCAACGGCGCGGGCGGTGGCAGGGAAAAACCTGCGCCCCTTACGCGCACCCAAAAACCATGCCAATCTGCGGGCGTCGTGTGAGCGACCCCGCTGAATCCGGGAACACAAGCAATGAAATCCGCATCCAAAACATCCTTCTACCCAGCCGCCCGCCGTGACATTGCCACGGGATTCACGGGCGGTTCGGTAGAGGGATTTTTTACGCCCACAATGAACCGACCATCCCTCCAATTCTACCCTGCCGACTGGAGAAAAGACCCATCACTACGCGCTTGTTCCATTGAGGCTCGCGGCATCTGGATCGACATGATTTGCATCATGCACGAGTCAGAAAATTACGGATTTCTTGAAATAAATTCGCGAAAAATTTCAGAAAAAGCTCTCGCGTCGATGTGCGGAATTGCACCAAGAAAATGCACCAAATTGTTGCAGGAATTGGAAGAAAACGCAGTGTATTCCAGAGACGAAAGAGGGGTTATCTATTCACGCAGGATGTTGAAAGATCAACGATTGATCGAGGTTCGCAGGACATCAGGCACGATGGGAGGCAATCCTAATTTGGTTAAGCAAAAGGTTAAGCAAAATCCTGAAAATTTGGTTAACCAAACGTCCAACCAAAATCCAACCCCTTCTTCTGCATATGCATCTTCAACTTCGGTATACCCCCTACCCCCTGCAGGAATTCAGCAACCGGAACCAATCATTTTTCCAGAATTCCCCGACGAGGAAACCGGACCCGACCTGCCGACCCAAACGCGGGACCTGATGCAGGAACTCAAGGACCGGATCAACGACGCGTATTCGAGCTGGAAAAAACGGCCACACTTCACGCGGGCCGAAATGGAAATTCTGCACGCCAATGCGCACAGCCTCGCGGACATCACGGCGGATGACTGGGTTTTGTTGCGGGCCTACCTGCGGTGCGAGATTCCGCCCGAGTGGGGCAAGTTTTGGCAACCGGACGGACGCGGAAAGTTCATGGAGACGATTTCCGACGTGCTGAGCAATGCCGACCGGTGGCGCGCGAAGTGCCGCAAAGAGAAAATCGAAACAGGAATCGAACCCCAACCCAAGAAAACCAGCGCATGATAGCCGAATTTCCAGAAACCGAGACACCCCAGGCGGGGTACCCGTTGTTGCAGCAGGCGGCGGCGATTGACGACAGCAGCCATGTCACGCGCTGCCTGCCGCATGCGGTCGGCCCCGAGAAGGCGGTGTTGTCGGTGATGCTGCAATACCCCGAGGAATTCATTCCAAAGGCGGTTGAGGCGAGGATCACGCGAGAGCATTTTTACCTGCCGTCCAACGCCATTCTGTTCGACGTGTTTCTAACGATCTTTGAGGCATGCAACACCATTGAGACGGTGCGCCTTATCCAGCACCTTCAGGATCACGGGCAGATGGACCGCATCGGCGGTCCGTCCACCATTGCCGACATCATGACCTACCAGCCGTCTCCAGGCTACTGGGAGAGCCATGTGGGCATGCTGCGCGAGAAGCGAGTGTTGCGCCAACTGCTGGAGGTGAGCCACACGGCGATCGATGACGTGTATGCGACCCCGGAAGACGCCCTGGAGTTGCTGTCCGAGGTGGAAACCAAGCTGCTGGCGATCCGCGAGACCGACCGCCCATCAGCCGGGATGTCCACCGGCAAGGATGCCATGGCCAGCGTGTTGGCGGAATGCGATGACCTATGCGCGGGCAAGGCCAGCGCTCGTGGCATGGCCACCGGATTTGCGGAACTGGACCGCATGAGCAACGGTCTCAAGCCCGGGGAAATGTTTGTCATCGCGGCGCGTCCGTCGATGGGCAAGACCGCCCTGATGATGAACATTGTCGAACACGTCTGCATAGAACTCGACGTGCCATCCGTGGTGTTCTCGTGCGAGATGACCACCCATCAACTTGGCAGCCGTCTGTGCTACTCCCGCGCCAGGTTCCACGCCCAAAAGCTCATGCGCGGCGAGAAGCCGGACAGGGGCGAACTCATGAGCATCCAGCGGGCAGCCATGGCCATCAGTGCCGCCAAACTGGTAATCGACGAGACATCCGCCATCACCATTTCCGAACTGCGTGCCAAGGCGCGCCGGCTCCATCGCGAAGGCCGCGCGGGCTTGATAGCCGTGGACTATCTGCAACTTTTGCGCAGCAACTCGCGCCAAGCCAGCGGATCCCGCGAACGGGAAATCAGCGAAATATCGGCCGGTCTGAAAGCACTGGCCAAGGAGTTGATGGTGCCCGTGATCGTGGTGGCCCAACTCAACCGCGAGAGCGAAAAACGTCCAGGCAAAGGCGAAACCCGAGGGATGCCCCGGATGTCAGATTTGCGCGAATCAGGATCGACAGAGCAGGACGCCGATATAGTGGCATTGCTGCACAGACCGGAATACTTCGCCGAGGATGACGAGGCGCGGGAAACCAGTGCGGGAGTAGCCAACCTCATCATAGCCAAGAACCGCGGCGGCAACACTGGCAAGGTTGCGCTGACCTGGATTGCGCAGCAAGTGCGCTTCGAGGATGGCCTCCCGGCAGCCGAACAACCATACAGGCAAGCATACCTACCCAACCGCAATGACTAACACCATCGACAAGCAAACACTCGAACTCTTGGAGCACTCCAAGCGTCTCGCACGGGAGCGCCAGGCCAATTGGCGGCACGGAGTGCCCGCCAACGCTGAGTTGGAGCAAGCTCACCTGGCGCAAATGCGCAGCATCCAAGACACCCTTTCAGGCTGCCGTCCGGATGGCAGGCAGGAGCAGACAGGAAACATCTTCGACCGCATCGCCATGTGGTTGAGGAAAATCAACATATGAACCGATAGAAAACAAAGACCATGGGAAAGAATGAGACACAACAGTTTTACACGGCACCCGTTTGCCAGAGCGCAATACCCAGCGAAGTGCGCGAGGATCTGGCGGAAACCATCGAGGACATCGGCCAGGCCATGGGCCTGTTGCGCGAGGCTGTCTATGACACCGAAGCGGAAAACCCGGACGGCGGGCGCATGTGCGCATCCGACGCGCTGGAAATTCTATCCGGTCTAGAAAGCAAGTTTTCGGGGATGGCGGCGCGACTCGCGGCGTGGTCAGAGAACGCTAAAGTGCATGCGCCCTCGCCAAGCCCGGAGACTGAAACGCGACAAGGAAGCTTTTGCGGGTCGCATGCCACGCCTTGTTCTCCCTCTTCCATTCTAGGGGAAGGAGGTAAGGCGTGAACTTCCATAAGGACGAACTGATCTGGCGCGACGACAAGCACCAGCACAACCAAGCGATGACATGGCTCACATCAATCGAAAGTGATGACGAGTTCGACCGCATGGTGATGCTGATCCGGTTCGCTAGAGCATTCAGCGGCGACAAAACTAGCTCACTCAATCACTGGGAGTCCAGACGCCTGCGCATACTGTTCGACAAGGGATTTGTGGTTGTCTTCTTCGCGGTCTTTAGCTTCTTGGATCGTCTTATAGGCATCCGCAATAAGTTTCTCCGTATTTTGAAACATCGTATCGCGGGGAGGCCAGACGCTCCCGCTCACGACCAATACTCCTTCAAGTAAATTGAACTACCAACCAACACCGCCATGCCACAAATGACCACCGAAGAGATCGTCGCCCACGCGCAAGACATCAAGCGCTACGCAATACCGCTGTGGAAGTCCAAGAAAACTGTCTTCCCTGATCTGCCGCCATACCAGAGATACCGTGAGTGCATCAGCCTGATCGTGGACTGCTACCGCTTCCTTGGCCCGCAATCATTCGACACGGGTCGCCCGCCAATTCTCCGCTGAACGTCCAATATCCTGCCGCTGGCAGCAACCGAAACGAAAATGGAAAGTGAAACAAAAGACAGTAGCCAGTCGGCAGCGATGACTTGTTCTGCCGAGGAATGGTGGGCGAAGCATTCGGCATTACTGGCGCAAAAAATGGCCGTTGGTGGCGTGCGGTCATTCCGCCTGGATCATCTTGGCGGCAAGCGATTCATCTTCGAGGTAGTTCCAATGTCTGAACCTCCGAGCATGGCCGCATCACACATCATCCGCCGCCTGCTAAAATATGCGGACAAGGCATCCATCTCTGCGCCTAAAACCGTCACCGGAGCCAGCCAACAAGCTAGAGCCGATGCTGGTCTGTGGCTTGCTCGATTTGATAGGCAGAACGCCTAAATCCTGCCACCATGCCAGCGTCCCCACAGCTTGAACTCGCCCCTGACAATGCCGCTGGCATGGTTGGCAGCGATGCCTTGTTCTCTGTCTTCGATTTGTTCAGCGGCATTGGCGGCTTCGCGCTCGCTACCGAGTGGGCGGGAGGGAGAACAATGGCGTTCGCGGAAGTGGCTGCATATCCATCGAAAGTGCTGGCGGCATGCTGGCCTGAAATCCCAAACCTCAAAGACGTAACCAAAATCTGCCGAAGAATCTATGACTGCGAACCCTGCCCAGATGATGATGAACTTGTGTGGTGTCTCCGATGCCAAGCCGAGTTTGGAGAATGCGAGTGTATCGGAACCGATGAGTTCACGGACACGTATGGCTGGCCTGATGTTATTGCGGGAGGCGTGCCGTGCCAGCCTGCAAGCCTTGTCGGGAAAAGGCGTGGAACTTCTGACGAAAGATGGATGTGGCCGGATACCCTCAGAATCATTCGCGAGTTGGAACCCCGATACGCAATCCTGGAAAATCCACGGGCGATCATCTCTCTGGAAGGAGGAAGCGCGTTCAGAGGAATCCTCGGAGCCTTTGCCGACCTCGGGTATGATGTGCAATGGGATGTTGTATCCGCTTCCGCGCTTGGTGCAGGCCATCGACGCGAAAGACTCTGGATTCTGGCTTCCCACGCCAATCGCCCGCGACTGGAAGGACACGCCAGGAATGGCCAAAGCTCAGGGAGAGCGGAAGCGCGAAGACACCCTGCCCCGCAAAATCTACGCGAGAGAGAAATCACCTCCGAAAAGTGGTATCATCAATCCGGCATTCGCCCTGTGGTTGATGGGCTACCCGGATCAGTGGCTAAAGACCAATTGACCGCCGTTGGCAATTCCTTGGTCCCGCAAGTCGCGCTGACTTGGCTCCAGGGTATCGCCGCTATGTTTTCAGAGAACGCCTAGCCCACCCATCCCGCCGACACCGATGACCGCGACACCTAAAGTCCTAACGAAAAATCCCGCCACACCGACAGGGCGGCGGGCGGGATTGGTGTGCGGCGTCTTGTTCTCAGTCTTTTTAGGCTGTATGGGCAATGACCTTGGCGCGCTCCTCGCCGCTCAGAGTGGCGAGGAGGGAATCGGAAGGATGCGACGTGCGAATCCATCCCTGGTTATGAACGTCCCAAACGGTAACGCTACCGTCTCGGTGGAACGTAGAGTCGAACGGGCTCTTAGGCCGGCCGCCCTTGGCTCCGTTGGCGCGGACTGCGGCGGTCTTGGCTTCGCTCTTTGCGGACCCTCCCTTGCGCCCCATGGCGGCTGCGGCTTGGCTGATTTCTGTGGTTTTCATGGCGGCAGATTATTTAATGACCCAGTTGCAATCTTGCGCGAAACTGTCGCGAGTCGCGAGCTGGCTGACGTAGCCCCAGAACTTATTGATCGGTTCGGGATCTTCTCCGGCAATCTCTTGCGACAGCCGATAGAAAAACTTTGCCGGAACGGGAGTTCCCTTGGTGAATCCGGCTTCCTTGATCGCTTCCTTGATTTGTTTTTTCATGGTTCGTTTTGGTTGATGTGGGGCTCATTGCCCGCTGACGAGTGCAATTTACCAAATCGCTTAGGTTTGTCAATTTTTATTTTTGATTTTCCCCATTTATTTTCTGAGAACGAAACAAGGCCATCCACCGATGGTCACTGAAAAGCCTATGAAATCGCCAATGCAAAAGATAAAGCACGGTTGGATGCGCCGACTTGTTCGGTGGTTCAAGGTGCGCCGCTCCGTGTGTCCTGAGTGCAATTCTGACGCTCCGGCCATGGACAACTGCCGCGTCTGCGGTGGTTATCACAGTGGATCGCGTGGCCTGCCGTCTGCCGAACTGCGGGAAGCATGGATGAACCGCTATGAGGCCGGCCGATGCACTCATGGAACGCCGATGACACCGGACATCCGCTGCCGAGAGTGCGACGACTGGATGCACCGTCACTGCGAGGGCGCGAAGAACCGACCAAATCCCCGCCGTGCATAATCCACCGAACGACAAGGATCTGGCGCGGCGGGCGCTGGACTCCGAATAAACCAAACAGACGACTTCCCGCCGTCGTCAGCATCCACTTGTTCTCTGAATCAGCCTGAAACCACCAATGAACTCCACCACACAAACGATATACGTTAAAGGCGCACTCACACCGAGTCAGCGCGATACCATCCTCGCCGCTACCAAGTGGATCGAGCGAATCTGCGACCGTAAGGAAATGCTCCCCGCGTCCTTCATGGACAACACTGACCCCGCGCCAATAGCGAAGAAACTCCGAGCCATCTTGGATTCAGAGAACAGTTAAATTCTACGGACAAAAGTCGGTATATCCAACATCCCCCAAATCCATGAAACCAACTCAAGCACTGGAATTATTTGACACATGGATGCGTCGCGGTCGGTTGGGGCGCAAGACGCGGGAATGTTATAGCGGCCATGTGATCCGATTTTCCCGATTCAAGGCACCTGACTGCGATACTCCTGAGCAAAAGGTTTGCGCGTTCCTTTCTTGGTTGGCTCGCAACCGATCACGCTCAACCCAAAAGCAGGCGTTGAATGCGCTGGTGGCGCTGTATCGCGCGTTGGGTCGTCCGCTAGCTGATTTGCCAGAGTGGACGCGACCACCAGAGAAACACCGGGTTCCGGTTTGGGTGTCGAGGGAAGAAGCAGTCTCGGTGATCGAATTGTTGCCGGCACCGTGGAACGAGGTGGCCAGCCTGCTCTATGGGTCGGGTTTGCGTATTTCAGAAGCCCTGCAACTGCGGGTAAAGGATTTGGATTCTCACGCTGGCACGGTGACTGTGCGCGGTGGGAAAGGGGATAAGGATAGAGTGACACTACTGCCAAAGGCAATTATTCCAGCACTGGCGATACGTTACCGGATCGACCGGGCAATCTATGACGATGACCGGCGTGACGGCCGTCCTGGCGTGGAATTACCAGAGGGCGTGGCGACCAAGTATCCGCGTGCTGGAGTGGAATGGCCGTGGTTTTGGGTATTCCCGGCACCCGGGGAATCCACCGATCCCGAATCCAGGATTGTGCGGCGCCACCACGTCCACGAGTCAGGGTTTGCCAAAGCACTCAAGATTGCCACGTCGAGGGCACGCATCAACAAGCGGATCACGGCCCATAGTTTCCGCCATGGGTTTGCAACGTCCTATCTGTCTGCCGGTGGCACCATCCAAGAACTCATGGAATTGCTGGGTCATACCAACATCCGCACCACGGAAATATATCTGCATTGCCTGCCCCAACTCGCTTCACGGGTATCAAGCCCGCTGGACAACATCATACCAATCATGAGGCGCACCGCTTGAAATTATGACTACCGTGGAAATCAAAGCCCGAACCATTGCCGCCAGCAAAACCGACACGCATGTTTGCTACCTGCGAACCGGACGCCTGTTGCGCGCGAGCGGGACGCGGGTGGGCATCGATCCGATGACCGGATTGACCAAAGTCAAACCCGACCGGGCCGACTGGAAGCACATCCATGTCACCGATGATGAACTTGCCGCCGGGAAAGAAAAACCGCCTTACAGGCCGCGCCAGCGCGTCGAGGGTGAGAAGCGGGACCAAGCAGCTCCCAAAGCGCCAAAGCCGCCACCCGTGCCACGCTGGAAGCAACTGGTGGCAGATGTGCGAATCTTCGAGATTGACCATACGCCACTCGGATGGCCGGCCGCACGCATGGGACTGCTTACAGCCTTGGCCGACGAACTTGAAGCGGCACACGCCAAACTCTCCCAATTCCTCCCGCTGTCATGAGTGCCGCCGAGAAATGCAATGACGCTTGGACCGACTACCGCGTCCCCACCGTGGAAGAGGATACCGGCGCACCTTTCCGCTACTGGGTGGAAAGCGACAGCGACTTTGCCAGGCGCTACCTTGTGGACCTGACCGCCAACCGTGGCCGTGGCCGTTGCTCCTGCGTCCACTTCCAGATGGTGGCAGAACCCAACCAACGGCGACTGGAAGGGAAATACATCCCTTATGCTCCGGGCCGCAAGGGAGTGACAGAATGCCGCCACATCCGGGCCGCCCTCGACTACATGCACGAGCACACCACCGTCCCCATGCTCGCCTCCTTCAAAAACGGGATACCATCACCATCATGAATAAACACCAAGGAACCAAGCCTCATGCGCTCTTACCAGACGGCACACGTAATCCGGAGTACTGGAGATGGTATTATAAATCCGAAAACGGAAGGGAGAGCATAAAACGGTATCAACATTCTGAAAAAGGAAAAAAAGTGACTGCGAAGTGCAGGATGAATTGGATACTAAAAAACACAGAAAAAGACAGAAAAAACCACGTCAAGGACGAACGAAAACGCCGAAAAAAATTAAATTCTGCAACGCTTCAATTCGCGCACCACCACGGTCTATCATGGGGGCCAGAGCAAGACGCATACATAAAGCTCGCAGGAATAACGGCACGCGAAAAGGCAGCATCGTTGGGCCGAACGCTGGAGGCAGTCCGCTCGCGGATGTTCTTGCTAAAAAAACACAACCAGAAATCCACCACATGAGCACCCCCACCCAAGCCGGCAAAGGTCCGCAACCCCGACCCTACAACCCGACCGCCTTCGAGATCGGATACCAGCGGATCCGGGGATTCCGCCAGAACGAGACACCAGCAGGCCCGTGCCCCATCTGCGGCGACCCAGGCTGCATGGGCAACGAGTGTCAGCCCTACGACATGGACGACATCGACCTGCGCGGCGACGACGAACCATGAAAAATCATGCGCCCGTTGTTTCCTGCTCGCCAATCTGTCTAAAATCATCCCATCGACGACGCGAACAGCCCTCGAAAACTCATGAAGACTCCCGAAACGGCGAAAAAATCCGCACCCAAGACACGACCGCAAATCAAGCGGCTGCCCCGACCGCTGACCGTGAGACAGGAAAGATTCTGTGAGTTCATCGTCAGTGGTATGAGTGGGGTGGATGCTTGGCTGCAAGTCTATCCCAAGGTGTCGCGAAACACTGCGCGTGCGAATGCAGCCGAAAGCCTAGCAAAGCCTAGCGTGGCCGCCCATGTGGCCGAACTACGCAAGCCGCAGACCAAGAAATGCCTGCTTACCAAGGATCGGAAGCGTGAACTCTTGATGGAGAAAATCGAATCCACGACCTTCAAACCCGCTGATTGGCTGCGTGCAATCGAGATCGATGCCAGGCTGGCCGGACACTTCGAGCCCGAGCGGGTCGAGGTGGAGACCGGTCCGAGAACCTTGGATGAAATCCGCGCACGGGCGAATGCTGTAGCCAGCGGACTCGACCTAATAGCCCGCAGGTCCACACGCGCCGCAGAGATGGCAACCGCCTCGCATGGCGGCAACGGCAGCAATGGCGGCAACGGTGCCCATGGCGGCAATGGCAACGGGAAAGGCAATGGCCACCACCCGCCCACCAAGGGACTGACACGGTGGACACCATCCGAATGACGAATGATCCAGATCATCTGATTGCCGACTTTGCGGACCTCGTGCGGAACCGCACGGACCAAGAATTGCTGGACATCTGTTATGCTTCCCCGGCGGCCCACTTTGCGTGTTTTTGCAAGATTCGGGACAAAAACAACGTCATTATTTCACCTACGCCCAACATCCTGCAGCTTCGCATGTCTGAAGCCTACGAGACGATGCGCCGGATGGAAGTGAAGGTGAGGATCATCGTGACCAAGCCCAGGCGGGCCGGGTGCTCGACCTTCGCGGCACACATCCTCTACCACCATGGGATGAAGGTGCCATGCGAGGGCATTGCCATCGCGGACAAGAAAGAGCACTCGGAAGCCCTGCTGAAAAAGCTCAAGAGCTACCAAGGTGCGGATTCCTACCCGTGGGAAGTGCAGATGATCGCCGACCCGCTGCACAGCATCGAGTGGAGCAACGGCACCAAGTGGAATGTGGACACTGCACAAAATCCAAACGCCAGCGTAGGCGACACCAACCAGCTTGGATTGTTCTCGGAAACCTCGAAGTGGCCTCAAACCACCCAGCGCAACGATAAGGTGGTCATGGCCGCGGTTCTGCCCACCTTGAGCGGGTCGGACTCGGTAGCGTTCTCAGAATCCACTCCGGAAGGTGCCGTGGGTTGGCAATACTCCACATGGCAAGTGGCGGTCACGCTGGAGGAATTCATACGGATGTTTGAGGCTGGCATCCGCCCGGAAGAGCAATGGGTGAAGATATTCGCGGGGTGGTGGGAATTCGGCGACAACCGCCGCAAGCAACCGGTATCGGCCCAGGAAATTGCCCACATTCAGGCCACGCTTGACGACACCGAGCGGGACGAAATTGTTAAGTATGGATTGGATTGGGAGCAGGTGGCCTGGCGCCGGGACACGATCAAGAGCGTTTGTAACGGCGATCCCAAGGTGTTCAGCTACTATTACCCGAGCGACGATGTGTCGTGCTGGTTGGCCAGTGGCTCCCCGCGGTTCGACATGGGAATCCTCGTGGAGATGGAGAACAGAGCGCGACTTATCACGCCCGACACTGGCTACCTGCTCACCCAAGACAGCGGGCAGGTAACATGGCAGAATACCCGCGACGGCACCGGGGACATCCTGGTGTGGGAGCACCCCATCGAGCACTGCCGCTACCTGGTGACCATCGACCCGGCGACCGACGCCAGCCAGACGATAGGAGCGGATCCAGACAGGCACTCGGTGAGCGTGTGGCGGGACGGCTACCACGATGCGGATTTCGATAGGTGGCGGCCGGCTATGAAGGTGGCGAGGCTGCGCCCGCCATTCTATGGCGAGGGTGATGAGGTGGCCGGGCATGCGGCGCGGCTATCGCGCTTCTATGGCACCTGCATGACGGTAATCGAGATCAACTGCGGCCTCGACATCCTGCGGCTGCTCAAGGACAACGGAATACCCTGCCACAAGCGCCGACCAGATTCACACCGCACCGGCCAGATCGTCGAGCAATACGGATTCAAGATGACCGACAAGCAGGAGCGCAACGCGGTGATAGAGGGCTTCGCGGCAGCCATCAGGGACCGCGCCATCGACGTGCTGTGCCTGCATTCGATTCAGGAGTACAAGACGTTCATCGTCCGACCCAACGGACGCGCCGAGGCCGCCGGCGGTGCCCACGATGACGATTGTTTCATTCGAGGAACCATGATTTTGACGCCAAGCGGACAAGTTCCAATCGAAACACTCAAAGTGGGAAACATGGTAATCACCCGTGACGGACCAAAACCAATCGCCAGAACATTCGCTCGAATCAAACCCGTAATCTCGAACCTCGGACTAGTCGGAACAGCCACCCACCCAATCATCACCCCTGATGGAGAAAAACGCTTGTCAATGGTATCAGCAAGTAATACGCTATACATATGGAACACGACAACCAACCGACCAGAGAAACTGTCATTTACGGAGGCAAAAAATACCATCGGCATCCACAGTCACAACGAAGACAATTCCGTGTTTATTTTTGGAGACATGATAAATGGAAGGCACCACCTGTTGCACTTCATCGGCAAATCTGGATTGACCATCATGGGGAAATTCCAATCGGCCACTTCGTTCATCACAAGGATGGCAACCCGCTCAATAATGACATTGGGAATCTGGAAACAATCGCTGCTGGCACCCACACCCGAATGCACATGCGGAATCCTGCACAAAAACGACTCATGCGTGAAGCCGGATACAGACAAACTGAACGCATCGTCGCAGCGCTCAAAAAATGGAGAAGCCTTCCAGAATCAAAAGCAGCCATGCGGGAAATCTCACGCAAATCCCTACTCGTTACAGAACGTCAACTGGCGTGCATTTGCTGTGGGACTCTTTTTCTATCCACCAATCGGTGTTCTAAGTTTTGTTCTAAAAGTTGTAGAACTTGGGTCACGAACCGCAAGGCTTTTGCAAAGAAGAAAGGTCTTCAACCTCCATGTGGAGGGTTCACACGAATACTTTGCCAACGGGATTCTGGTTCATAACTGTCTGGCCGACGCCATCGCCTGGCAGACGATGCCCAGCGCCACCGCCTACAAGCAGCACCGGGTGAAAAACATCGACCCGCCGGACATGGCCAAGCGCGGCAAATGCGGAGGCTGGCGCGAGGTCAACAATGTGCGGCGCGGGTGGTAAATTGTCTTGCTCTCCCGGCTCGACCACGTATCTTTTCACCAATCCGAAGCGCTTACTCAGAGGCATTGTGACCCTGCATGGTGTTAGGAATAGAGGCGACAGTGGCTCCCGCGGGCTCTGTCGCCTCGTTCTTTTCCTGCGCCCGTTACGGTGCCCGCTGATTTGTGCCAATCTGCGGCACCATGAACGCCAGCAGCATCCTATCCTACGTGCGCGATCGCGCCCAAACCAAGTTCTTCAAAGCGGTGGCACTCTTCACCAGGTGCGCCAATCTTTCGACCTACAGCGCCGGCGATGTGATCGGCCCGGCGGGCAGCAAGGGATCTATCCTCATCACCTCGTTTACCGTGGCCAAACCCGGGGTGTTCACCAAGGCCGCGCACGGGCTCGTCAACGGGGACGCGGTGCAGATCACCGCCACCGCGGTTTGCACCGGTCTGACGGCATTCACGAAGTATTTCGTGGTCGAGAAGACGGATAACACGTTCCAACTGGCTGCTACCGCTGGCGGTGTTGGCATAGAGGTGACTGGCGCGGGCACCGGCGACCACACGGTGCATCACCTGGGGCCAGCCGTGCTAACATTCCACGGCTTCGGGCTGCCCAAGGACATGACGCGCATCCTGCAGTCGATGTTCGAGATCGGCGCCACCGCGGTCTTCACGAGCATGACCGGTGCTCGCCTGCATCTCTACTCAGCCACACCGGCAAGCGCGCTGCTCGACAATGACGCGTGGGACCTGCCCGCCGGGGACCGTGGGTCGTACCTGGGATACATCGACATAGGCACGCCTCTGGATCTTGGATCGACCGTGTTTGTGCAGGCCACCGGACACAACAAGGAGTTCGTCGGCGCCTCGGACACGCTTTACGCCTACCTGCAAACCATTGCTGGCTGCACGGCTCCTGCGGTGTCCACAGTGCAAAAGATCACCCTGCTTGGTCAGGCGGTTTGATTTCAGGTGTTTGCATCACACCACGGGCAAGCCGATAGAGCCCGAGAAGCGCGGAAGGGTTCTCATGTCTCCTCTAACCTCCTGACCCGGCAGGGGCCGCCATCATCGGCCCGGGACTCCAATGCCTGCGCCCGTTACCACGGGGGAGGAAATGTGGCAGCATCCCGCGCATGGGATCACGATTCAGGAGCTTGGCAGAAGATGAAGTGCAGGATTATCTGGGCGAAGTGGCAGCAGGACGGGCGGGAATAGACCCGAATGCGGTGCGGATGAGTCAATCGAAAATCCCGAGCGAGGCGAACACGGGAGCCCGCATGCTCGACCAGCAGCAACGCGACCAGCGGCGACAGGCAGCCATGGACGCAACGGAAGCCAACCGGCAGGCCAAGGAGGCCGAAAGGCTGGCCGAAGAGGAGCGCAAGCGGCAGGTGCGCATCGGCGTGAGCGAGGGACGGGCAAAGACGACCGACGTTCAAACCGGCAAGACCACGCTGGACACGCTGCCCACAGGTGCCCCCGCATTCCAGACGGGCGAGGTAGGCAAGCCGCGAGTGCTGCCGGCGGTGCAACAGGACAAGGCCAAGGTCATTGCAGGAGTTCCGGGATTCGGCGAACTGATGGTGAACGACCAGATCGTGCAGAAGACACCTTACGAACCCTCCCAAGGCAAAGCGCTCGTGCAGGACTACCGCAACCCGGAAGGACAAACCAAGTCCCAGGCACTGCCAACCCACACGGATCCAAAGACGGGACAGGTGACGGTCTCGACCAAGGACGCGTGGGGCGCACCGCAGAAAGTGGATGCGGGTGTTGACGAAGCACTGGCTGCCAAGGTTGCCAAGGATGCCGAGTTGGAACAGCGCAAGGCGGCCCTCGACCTGCGCTTGAACAACATCAACCAGACGCGGATGCAGTTTAATCCACGATGGAAAGGACCGGATGGAGCAAAGACCACCTTCGACAAAGCGGCCGAGGCTCTGAATAACTTCGAGGAAAAGCCCATTTTCGCGCGGGCACAGGATCGGGAGGATACTCCCGGCGCGATCATGAAATGGGCAAAGGTGAACCCGAAGACGGGTCAGGCGGCGAGATACCAGAAAGATGTGATCGCCCGTGTGGACCCACTTAGCGGAGAGTCCAATATCACCCAGGACGAAGACGGCAATTTGGTCCGGGTGACATCGCACAAAGCTGGAGACCTCGTGGAATACGATCCTCTGGAACTGGTCAAGTGGCGGAAGGACAGGGCACAACTTCAAGCGGCTCACGACCGCGCCAAAGCCGAACACGACCGGCTGTTGCCGCAGGCCGAGCGCCTGAACGCGGCAAAATTCGAGGTGAAGGACCAGCATTTGAAGCTGGCGGCAGAAAAGATTCAGCACGAGCACGGGATGCCCCCGGAAGCCGCTGGTGCGGCTGAGACGCTGGCGGCGGCAGAGACCGGCGTCCAATCGCCATGGATGCGGGCGTGGAACGAGGCCACCGCGCCGGTGCCTGGTGTGATCGCCGCTGATTCCACAAAACCAGCACAAAACACCCCTGAAATTGCAAAAAACCAGCCGGAAATTGCACAAAACGGCCAAAAATTGCAACAACCACCTTCCGCGGGCGGCGCAGGCAGCGCAGCACCACCATCAGTTCAACCATCGGCGGCGACTACACCCGCCCCGCCCGCGGCCAAGGTATTTCCGACCAACCATCCCAACGTAAAGAACGACGATGGATCCACAAGCAACGTGATTCTGGCGGGTGTCAACATCAATGGCAAGGAGCGGGTGATTCCAACGATGGTTGACGGCAAAAAGCTGTCTGTGAAGGAAGCAACCACTATCGCCATCAAGAACGGCATCGACAAATACCCGACGTTCAATACCCCGGAGGAAGGTGACGCATGGGCCAAAGCCAACCATGGCAACATCGACGAACAGGGAAACCTGAAGACCGCTGCAGCCCCGGCAACGGCCAAGAAGCCTTTGATTCCCCTCGACGACCCGGGCAAGATCGCGATGTTCTCCAAGGCGGCCGGCGGTCTCGACAAACCGGAGGAAATCAGCGTGGAGACGAGCCCCCAGGGCATCACCTGGCTAACACGCAAGACCAAGAACGGCGCGACGGACAACATCGGCAGCGTGGCCAAGGACGCGCGGGGCAACCCCTATGTAATGCTCAGCAGTTCGCTCGAAGGCAGGGGTTTGCAAAAGCACGTGGACTACAGTGCCACGGATGGCATGCCGATCTATCTGAGAGAACCGGATGGATCTCAACCTATTGACCCGGTCAAAGGGGCGCAATATGTGGCCGACGTGTTCAAGGCAGTGCAAGACACCATTCCTGCGGGTCAGGATGCGGTGTGGGCGAAGTTGCAAGAGATGAAGGCCACTCCCGACCAGATCGCCATGCAGGTTTACCACGGGAAACTCTCGGTGCAGGACGGACAATCCCTCATCAAGGGCGTCTATCCGGATCTCACATTAAAGGCGGATGATCCATTGGCTCCGGCAACTTTCGGCAAGTGGCTGTCCAAGCAGGATGCGGAAACCAAGGACGCATGGAACAAAGCCAAGGAGCCGGAAGAAAAGGATGCGGTAAAAAGCAAGTTCCTCGAAGATTGGTGGAGCAACAATGGATGGAAACCGGGCGTGGATGTAGGCACTCTCGAGGAAGCAATCAAGGTCGTTACCCCTGGCCGGCAGGCTGAAGGAACCATACGCACGATCGCGCGCAAGTTTGACATGGAGATCGCGCCGGCCATTGGCACGCTGGTAGGCGGATTCATCGGCGCTCTGGTAGGAGCGGCGGCGGGCATCGAGACTGGCCCAGGTGCCGTGGTGACATCAGTAGGGGGAGCCATTGCCGGTGGCACGGCAACAGGAGTGGTTGTCGCAGAGATGCAGAAACGGATACTAACAGCCATCATGGGAGAGAAGTGGGTGAAGACGAATGAACTCCAGATGGCGGCCAATGCCAGAAAACACGGAGAGGCCGACATGGTGGCAACGATGGCTCCATTGTTTATTTCCTGCATGGGAGGAAACGTGGGCGTACCGGTACGCAATGTTGGAGGGGGATTCATCAGCAAGGCAATTACCGGAGCAGGCAAAGCGGCAACGGAAGAGGCTGCATTCTACAATATGGGTGCCGTGGCACGCGGACTACCGCAGCAGGCGATGAAGATCCCGATGGTTGAACGCATCGCACAGAACGCGGCCATCGGCATGCGGGTGGATGCCAGCCGGGCGGCGCAAGAGAAGTATGTTGGAGGCAAGACCAATGAAGACGGATCGGAGATTTCTGTCATCAACAGCGCACTGCGGGGAGGCGTCTCGTTCGCGGCACTGGGATTCATGCCCGAATCCATCGTTATGGTCCCAACCGCCAAGCAGGTTTTGGAACGGGCAGTCGTGCATGGCGTGTCAAATGCCGCAGTCATGACGATGGCCGGCACCATGTATGACTCGCTGACAACCGGAAAACTTCCAGACTGGAACAAAGTGGCGAAGGAAACGGGAGGGACCATCCCGCCATTCGTTGTTCAAAGTCTGGTCATGGGTGTCCTGCACCGTTCGTGGAGCGGACGCAGTGACAAAACTGGCACCGTGGATCCGAACTCCCCCGCGCCAACAGGCACCGGAACCACGACGCCTCCGACCAAAGGACCGCAATCCGGTTTCAGAAACGTCACTCCAAAAGCGCCAAAACCAACCGTTCCTCAAGAACCTCTCACCGCCGAGCAAGCGGTCATCATTGAAACAAACCCGGCCAAGGTGGCGGAAATGCACCCCAACGATTACGCCAAGTGGCTGTCCCACAATGTGACGTTGGAGCCGGGCGATCAAGTTGCATCCACCGAAGCGCTCGCCAACGTGCAGACCGCCATCACCGCGGCCCGCACACGGGGCGACACCGCCACCGAGCAGGTTCTTACGGCTCAAATCCACGCATCCACCCAGCGCACCGACTGGACCGCTGAAGAGTTAGGCAGCGACGATCCTGAATTTATCGAGCGGATCAACAACGATGCGCGGGATTTCAACCAATCCCTCGCCGACACCCGCACGCGCCTTGGAATACCTGAAGCGCCACAGGTTCAAGCGCCAACCCCCAACCAACCCGCATCCGCGCCACCAACGGTTGGAACGATGGTGGAATATAGCCGATCCGACGGGCGAGTAGAACAGGGGAAACTCGTCAAGCTGGCAGACGAACAGTCTGGTTACATGATCGAACGCGCCGATGGTTCGACGGTTGAAATCCCCGCTAACAGAGAAATCAGAACCCCACAAAGCAATGGGCAAAACATACAAGGACCGGCCGGAGCGCAAACCCCTGCGCAAGCTGCACAAAACCCGCCAGCAGCCCCGACAACGGGTGAGCTTGGAGGACCTTCCGGAGAAGGATCAGGAACGAAACCAGCGCCGCCAGGGGAACCACCGGTAACCGCAGGGAAGCACGATGATTTGCCAGCGGGAACCATCGTTCGTTCCGACGTTTACCATGGCGAAGGCGACATCACCTTGACGGGACCGGCCCAACAGGGGCCGAACGGGCCGGAATATCCGGCATACTTCTCAGGCACGCAGCGCTACGGGATGGTTCAAGCCCGTCACATCACGAACATTGCAACCACGCCGGCCAAGTCAACCGGAACCACGCCGGATGCAGTGCAATCCCCGAAGAATGGGGAAGCGCAGCCGTCAACCGCGTCAACCGAAACGTCAACCACAAACCCGGAAGCAAAGCCCACCGAACCCGCGCAACCACCGCGCCGGGTGGCATTCCACCATCCGGGCCTTGGCGGCCAGGCCACGGGCGAGGTCATCGAGACACGGCCCGATGGAAGGTTGAGAATCAAGGCCGACGATCACAAGAATGTCATCGTCACGCTGAAACCCAGCGATGTGATCGACATCGAGTCAACCCCTTCCGCTGCCATCAAGGCACCGCAAGAAACAACCCCAACCCCAACCGACAATGGCCCTACCGAAAGCAAAGCCAGCGCCGCCCAAAGCCCCGATCAAACAGGGCAACCCGTTCGCAAAACTGCCCCCGATGAAGGGCAAAATGCCAATGGGGAAAAAGGGCAAGTGCTGACCCCATCCGAACCAGCCGCCGGGGAGACATCAACTTCGGCGGCTACCAAGGGCAGGACATCCCCCAGGCAGATCGAGGCGTTCGACCAAGGCAACGTGCCAGCCGATGGCCGCGAGCCGGTGAGAGTGAATGAAGTGGATGCCAATGGAGACCCGATGTTCAAGGTGGGCGAGAAGGTCATCGTGGACGGCGAGGAAATGACGGTATCGAAAGTCCAGATGTCCAAGGATTCGCTTGGCAACGAGGATGTGGACTACGTGGTGTTGAACGACGGCAGCAAGTTTGGCCGGCAAGTGCTCAAGAGCGGGGATACCGTGTGGACCGAGACCGATGATTCACCGACTCCCAAGGAGGAAACGAAAGCGCAAGCAGTGGAGCAGGCGGCCAGCGAAACGAACACCGAACCCACCGAGGCGCAAAAGGAGGCGGGAAACTATGCCAAGGGCAAGGTGACACTCCATGGCATGACGGTTTCCATCGAGAATCCCAAAGGATCCACGCGTTCCGGCACCGACAAGAACGGCAAGCCGTGGAGTGTGGAGATGAAAAGTCACTATGGGTATTTCCTGGGTAGTGAAGGCCGCGATAAGCAACATGTGGACGTGTTTATCGGTCCCAACCCGGATGGGAAGAAAGCATTCGTGGTAAATCAGATTGACCCGGCCACCGGACGCTTCGACGAGCACAAGGTTATGCTGGCCTATGATTCCAGACAGGAAGCCATCGCAGGCTATCAAGATAATTACAAACCCGGATGGAAAGGACTTGGCAGCATCGTGGAAACCGACGTGGACACGCTGCGCGAATGGCTGAAAACCGAAGACACCAAGAAGCCAGCCAAGAAGGAAGACTTCAAGCCAACCGTCAAGGAATCCTTAACAGTTCAACCGCCCACCCCCGGCACGCCTGAGTTCAAGGCGCTGCCACAAGCGGAGAAACAGGCGGCGGTGAAGGCTTTCGCGGAAAGCAAGAAAGCGGAGCGGGAGAATGCCAGACCCGAGCGATTGACTCCCGCCGACTTCCAGAAGACCGCCGAGTTCGTGCACGAGAAGGGCAAGAGAATGCTCATGGTCCGCATCGGAAACGCCATGCACACGATCAATGACCAGAGAAACGGCCAACTCACCAAGCCCGCTGGAGAAGTCCTTGCCGATCTTCACAAGGCGCTGATCCAACAAAGCGTTGACCTGCTGAAAGCGGACCTGGCCGATGCAAGCCCGCAGAGCGTGGCTTCGACCAAGAACCTCGCCAAGACCCGCCTGAAAGATGGTGGCATGTATTCCGTTTCCGCCGATGCGGTGGACGCCTATGACATCAAGTTGCCGGATGGATACGTTAGAAAGGGTGACTTGTATGTGAGGGAAGCGGCAAAGGAAAACCCACCCGCGCCCGCTCCCGCCACCACACTGGAGGAAGTCACAGCGGCTTCGGCGCATCTTCCTGAAGGTGTATTTCAAGATGTGATCGATGGCATGGATCGGGAGATTGAACGTGCGCGAACCAAGGTGGAAAATCTCCAGAAGATCAACGAACGCCTCAATGAGCAATCGAGCAAAGTCCCCGGCTCATTTGTTACCGGACGTTCCAATCAGCACAAGGGTTTGATGAAGCAACGCGGTGCCCTCAATGACCGCATGAGCAAAGCGTTCACTCTATGGCAAGACGCGGAAAAACATCTCCGCGAGCTTGAAGAAAAACGTGCGGGATACGTGTCTGGAGAACGGCATGAAAACGGCCAGCCGCGAGCCAACTCTCCATCACGGCAAGCGGCGACATCCGCTGTTGGTTCCTACGGCGATTACCTTCGCGCCACGGTCAAAAAGGGTGACAGGGTGACATTCGTTGCCAACCCGGATGCCGGTGGCAGCATCGTCAAGAGCGTGAACAAAAAAACGATCACGCTGGAAGGTGGATCATCGTGGAGTTTTGACTACTTCATGCCATGGAAGGACGGCAGGGAGATGACCAAGGCGGAATTGAAGGAAGACATTAAGGCGTGGAGAGATAAGCAACCGCCATCAGATTCCACCGTGCAGGAGCCCGGCGCTCCGTTTGGCGACGCATTAGGGAAAGAAAAGGAACGTCTGTTTGCCACCGCACCTCGTGGCAATGACAGACACCCGCTGGCACCGAACGGACAGAGATCGAACCTGGCGGAAGATCAATGGTCAGCGGCGCGGACGGATGGGTTCAAGAAAGACTTCGGAGATTGGGAGACTCTGGATGTTCAAAGAAGATTGGATTTAATGTCACCCACGAAGATTACGGTTCCCGATTCGTGGAGAGGGAAATCAATCGAAGAAATGCGCCAGTCAATGGCCGAAATCCTTGACGAGATGGTTAGAAATAAAGCCGTCATTGAACATCCCGAAATCGGCACGATCCACATTGGACGGCGAGGTGCTGGGAAAACGGAAAACACATCGGCAGACCCGGCCAAAATTCTGATAGCATCCGATTTGGAAAACACTATCCCGCGTTCGATTAAGTCAGGATTCTCGAAGAGCAAAGAACAAGGCGTGGAAGGGTACACAACACTTCTTCTTCCCGTCAATGTGGACGGACACGAACTGACTGCTATTTTCACCATCAGAAAACAGTCCGATGGTCAATGGTATTACAACACCGTGGCTGTCGCTGACAAAGAAATGAGACCGGGTTCATATGAATCGCCTGGTGCGCTTGCGCGCCCTCTAGGGAAGACTCCAATCACCGGCCTCGATGGATTCATACGCCGGGAATTGAAGCGCGTCAACCCGGAAAGTTTCCAGGGCAAGCTGGACTCAAACGGCGAGCCGCTGCCCGCCGAGGTGGACCGGTGGCTTGTGAAGCAGAAAGACGCCGCGCCCGACCGGGTCGAGGAAAGCCAGGTGCCGCTTGACGCATCGGAGGTTTCCACCTACCTTGCAGCCAATGGCACTCCAGCAAGCGTCATCAAAGCCGAAAGTGAGCGAGTATCCCAAGCCTTGGAACAACATCGATCCGGCGGATTGGCCGAGGATGGAAAGCCGTATTCGCAAGGTGATTTCTTCGCACAGCCAGAATCCGCGCCATCGCCGAAGGGTGGGGCAACTCAGGTTCCTGCTGCCAGCCCCGGAACAAAGCCCAAGACTGGAACCAAACTTCCATCCGTTTCAGAAGACCTCTACGCCGGCCTGACCGGCGATTGGCAGGCGCTCGCCCGCGAGGTGAATGACAAGGGGCGGGCGGTGCAGATTTTGCCCCAGCTCATCAAACATGAGATTCCCTATTGGAACCCGGTGGGCACGCGCATCGAGTCCCCGGCGGATGTTCATGCGCTCATGATCCCCATCCGCTCGCCTTTCTTCGAGTCGGTCAAGGTCATGATCCTGGACGGACAGAACAATATCGTTGCAGCACGCATTATTACCATTGGAAGCGTGAATGAATCCGTGGCTTCAACAGGGGAAATTATGGGCGAGTTGGCGAGGCTGCGCGAGGAAACCGGGAAGAAATACCAGAGCATCATCCTCAGTCACAACCATCCATCCGGTGACCCGTCGCCCTCATCCCATGATGATATTATCACCCGTCGCTTGAGAGAGGCTGCCGATATGACGGGATGGGAGGTGCTCGATCACATCATCACCAACGGCGAGACCTACCACAGTTACCGCGAGTCCGGAATGATGTACTCCTCGACGGTCAACGAGGAAAAGCCATTCACGCCACGACGCATGGGGCCTCTGCCAGACAAGAACTTTCCAATGAAAGCGGATTGGGAAGTGGCGTTGCCATCGAAACTCCAGTCGATGGATCAACCGGAGAAGATCGCCGAGTTGGCGAAGTTCCTGAGAAACGGGAACCCGGACGCGGCCCATTTGCTCATGATGAACACGCGGATGAATCTGCTGGGCATCGAGCGCATGACATCCGAACAGGCCATGGATAGCCAATACCTGGCGCAACGCATCGCCAACGCCAGGGGATCGTTTGGAGCGTATGCCGTGGCCATCGATCTCCCGGCGGGAATCACTGGCGACAACTCAAAAATGCACCTGTTGGCAATGCGGGTGCAGGCAATCAAGGACAGCATGGGAGTTCGAGTGGTTGACATTTCATCCGTGGATCCTGAAGGGCCGGGGTATTACAGCGCGATGGAGGAAGGTGTGTTGAGAGAACCCGCCCGTGACTTCGGGAAGGATGAGAACCAGCCCGACCTATTCGCCGCCACACGCGCGCCAGACGCCACGCAGAGGCTGGGCAGCGTGAAGGTGGGCACCATGTCAGCCCTCGGCGCTTACCGCACGCTCACGGCCAAACGGGACGCGGGCAAGGCACTCACGGCGGATGAGCATCAGAAGTTGCTGGATGCCGAACAGGCGCTTGGTCAGAAGCTGGCGTTCGACATGGATGCGGTGAAAGGGCAAGAACAACCCGCCGCGCTTCCAGGCGGCGAGCAATCGGCCCGCCCGGCACCCGTCAAATCCCCGCGCGAGGTGCAGCAGGGCATGGGCTTCGGCAACGAGGTGGCCAAGAGCGGACAGATGAGCCTGTTTGAAGGGGAGAAACCTTTCGGGAAACATCCCGCCGACGTGTGGAAGGATTTCCCGCATGTGCAATGGATGGTGCGCTTCAACCATGTCAGCAACATCGGCGGCCCGCGCATCACGGTGCCGGATGCCAAATATGGAACACGCAGCTTCAATGCGGACTGGTATTTTGCCAAGGGTCGAGGGGAAGCCAGACCTGAAGAGCGGGAAAAATCAGCCCGCCAACTCATCAACCGCATTGTCAATGCCACGCCGAGGGGAAACCTCGACTCCATGCGCGATTTCATCAAGGCCAATCCCGATGCCATTCTGGTTCCAGTGCGCGGATTGGAAGAACCCAACACGGCATCCAACATCATTCCTGAGAGATTCGCTAGATTCCTATCAATCTTTGGCGGAAATCCAGTCAATGAAACCGTCCACAAGACCAACACCAGCCACAACACCGGCAAGGACGCCAAGAGCCGTTTGTTCACCGTGCATGAATTCGATGGCGCGATAGAACCCGGAAAGGATTACATCATCGTTGACGATGTTTCCACCACCGGGGCGACCGCCTACTATCTGGCCCGCCACATCGCCAGCCAAGGTGGGCGTGTTGTCGGCGACATCCAAATGGGACTGACACCGCGCGGCGAAATGGATGCAAGGAAGCAGCGGGCGTTTGTCGGCGACGAACACATCATGGCGATGAGCGATGCCACAAAAAAATCCTTGCAAGCCAAAGGCGATGATGCCACTTTGAACGCCGTTGTTCAACAACACGGAATCGCTTATGACTGGCACACCCTTACCGACGCCCTTGGCCGAGCCCTCAACGCCAACTGGAGCACAGCATCCCGTGCTGCGGGAATGCCTGGAGTCGGGACGCAGGTTCGAGGCGGAACACAAAGCGGGCGACCCGTTGATTATGGACGCGCTGGCGAAGTTCCGAGGCGACTCCCCGCCTTCCCCGGAGAGCGCGAAGCAGCAGGACTAGACCGGCCCGCACCGGGCGAGACACGCATCACGCCACCCGCCGAAGGCGATGGACAGATGCGCTTGCTGGAGCCTGAGACTCCCTTCGGTGCCAACAGAAAAGGAATTACCGAACATCTAGTCCTGCCGATACCTGAAAACAAGGAACGCCCAGCGTCTTTGTCCGAGGATAGAAACCCGCATTCCTTGGCGGATCTCCAGGAATTTGTACACGAGCCCGCGGTTCCGTTCGGTGCCAGCAAAGACGCCATCAAGCAGGCCCTCGCCAAACTGCCGCCGGTCTATCGCGGGGTGTTCGAGGCGGTGCAATCCGGCCTATCTACGCCCGAGGTGATGGAACGCTTCAAGGTGAACGAAAAGGCGGTGGGCAACATCGTGTCCCAGGTGCATGCGCGAATCGCGGCCGCCACCGGTGAACCCGCGCCGGCAGAGAGTCAGGCGCCGCCGGCCTCGACACCGCCGCCGACCACCACGCCAAAGGCGCAACCCGTGGAAACCCCCAAGACCGCCACCGTTGAAGCACCGCCCAAACAGACGGACAAGGAGATGGTGGACCGAGCCTACTCAGGTCTCCCGGCGCTCATGCGCTCCAAGATCCCCGGCCTAGACATCGTTGGCGACATCACCCACGGCATCAAATCGTTGTTGCTGCCCACATCCAACGGCCCGGGCGAACTTCACGCGGCGGAACTGCTTGGCAGACGCATCGGCGAGATGCACCGCCGCCAGGAATCCGTGAATGGACAGTTTGAAAAATCGTGGAAGACGTTTGAAAAACTCGGTGTCCACCGCGAGGGATTGCCCATCGACGAAAACCAAGGCATCAAGTTCATGTCCGACCGCTCGTCGGGCCGCCCGATGAGTCCCGAGATGCAGGCGATCAACGACATGGCGGACAAGCAGGACGCCATGCGCGTGAAACTCTTGGAAGAAGCTGGCGTGCCACTGCAAACCGTGCGGCAGGATTACTTCCCCGGAATCTGGACCAAGGAAAGCCGCCGGGCTTTCAACATGGCCATGGATGAAGCGAACGAAGCGGGCATCATTCCCGCGGGCACCGGCGTCAACGAAGCCACGCCAGAACAGAAAGCATGGGTGAAGGCACGGGTAGATGAACTGCTCGACCTGCGCCAGGGATCGGACGCCACGCCCGGTAACGATTGGCTGGCCATGATCGCCAAGCGGCCATTCCCCGGCGGCGAGTCATTCAAGAAAAGCAAGGTGTTCGACCAGGACATCAAGACCGCCTTTGAATTCGGATTGCGCCCGACGAGTTACAACCCGGTGGATCAGATGAAACTCAAGTGGGCGGAAATGGATCGTTCCATCATGGCCCATCAATACCTGCGTGATTTGTCGCGGGAAGGATTGGTCAAAGTGCTGGATCCATTCGCCGCAATCCCCGAGGGATGGCAGGAAATCCAAGACAACAAGGTGGGCAAGATCTACGGATCACCCACGATCACCGTTCCGGAATACGTCAACAAGGCGGTCTATGACGGGTTGATGAAGGTCGCGGAAAACATCGGCATCACCCCGCAACGCGTGTTCAATGCGGGCCGGGGCAAGTTGGGATACGCGTCACGGTCCGGCGAGACCGTCACGCAATTTGCCACCGACCTTGGCGTGCTGGCGCATGAGATCGGACACCAACTGGATTTCAAATACGACCTGTGGGACAGGATCGTCACCCAGGCCGAGGCTGTTGGAAAACGCGGCGAAGTCACCAAGACCGCCAGCGATGCCCGCCGGGCACAGATCAACCGCGAACTGCGGGCACTGGCGGATTTGAAACTGGAGAGCGAAACTCCCACCGATTACCGCCAACGCTACGTGCGCAAGAAGGTTGAGAAAATGGCGCACATGCTGGAAGCCTATATCAAATCGCGTGAACTCTTCCGCGCCGTGGCCCCGGACGTGTTCTCACAGTTTGAATCGTTCATCCGTTCCACCCCGGAAATCGCGGAATTGGAAAACGTGAAGCCACGCATGACCTACGAGGAACTGACCAGCGATAAATACCTTGGACTCGTGCAGACCGGCAAGCGGATCGTGCCCAACGCGGTTGGCGACATCCTCAACAACTACCTGTCAGAAAGCCTCTACAACAACCGCTATTTCGGCAAACTCTACACCGGCTGGATGGCGCTCGCCAACAAGCTGAACCAGGCGCAATTAGGTGTTGGATCCGCATTCCATGCGGGATTCACCACGCTGGAAGCACAAATCAGCGCCAATGCCACGGTGATGAAAGACATGTTCGGCATCCTGCGCGGCAACCGCGGTTTCACCGACCTCGGCAAGAGCATCGGCAAAGCCGCCATTGCCACGGGAGAAACCTATTACACGGGCAACAAGGTGCTCAACGCATGGCGCGACCCGGACGGCGTGATTGATCCTAAGATCGCCCAGGTGGTGCGTGCCATCGAACTGGCCGGCGGCGGATTCACCATGGAACGCGGACTCAAGAGCGATGACATGGCGGCAGTTTACAGCGATTGGAACAACGGCCACAAGGTCATGGCGATGGTCAAGAGCCCGCTGGCGGCCGTGGAAGCCATGGCCTACCCGATCATGACCGGACTCGTGCCACGGCAGAAAGCCGGGGTGTTCGCGCACATGGCAAACCGCATCATCGAACAGAACCCAGGAAAGGCATTGGAAGACCTCGCGCCGGAATTCCGCCAGGCATGGAACCGGGTCGATGCCCGCTTGGGTCAGGTCCGCTATGACCGGCTTTTCATCCGCAACACCGCTAAAAACTTCATTCAAATGCTGGTCCGCGCACCCGGGTGGACGGGCGGAACCATCGCGGAAATCGGCGGCGCGTTCAAGGACACTTACAAGTTCTTCGAAGAGTGGACCAAGACCGGCAAACTCCCGCAGGACATACCCGACCGCGTGGCCTACACCACGTCACTCGTGCTGACCACCGCTTTGATCAATGCATTGCTCACCTACCTGTTCACCGGTGACAAACCCAAGGACATGGACCCATCCAACTTGGATTACTGGGCATTCCGGACCGGCGGCACTGACGAGCACGGCAACCCGGAACGCTTCGTTCTGCCGACCTACATGAAGGACATGCTGGCGTGGAGCAAGGAACCGGGCACCACCGCACTCAACAAGACCCACCCGCTGATTTCCCTGGCAGCGGACATGGTGCGCAACAAGGATTATTACGGCATAGAGGTGAGCAATAAAGATGACGAACTCGCCAAACGCATCATGGACGACGGGAAGTACATAGCCAAGGCGTTCGTGCCATTCTGGATGCGCGGGGCACAGCGCGAACGTGAACGTGAAGCGCCGCCATACCGTCAAGCGTTGCCGATGATCGGCGTGATGCCCGCCCCGGCCAAGATGACCGAAACCGATGCTGAAAGAGCCGCGGCAGAATATTCCAAGGACACAATCCCGGTTGGTGCACGCACCCAGGCACAAGCAGATGCGTCCAAGGCCAAGTATGAGATCGTGAAAAAACTCAAAGCCAAAGAGCCGGTTGACTGGAACGCGGAATTGAAAGCCGGCCATATCAAACCCAAGGATTTCACGGGTCTCCTGCGCCGCTCCCAGATGAATCACCTGCAATACGTGGTGAAGAAACTCTCCATCGACAAAGCGGAAGCCGTGTTCAAGAAAGCCAACCCGGATGAGAAGAAACAGCTTGAACAGATCATGCTGGTAAAACGCTTCCATGCGCACACCCAAACGCCGGAACCCGAAGAATGAGAAGCTGGCGCGAAGACCCTGAAGGACCGGAAAACACCGAGGCCTCCAAGCAGGCACGGCGGGAGGAATTCGCACTTCGCATGCAGGACGCGCACCGTGTGGAGACGCCTGACGCATGCGGATGGCTTTTCACGGCACCCGTATCGCGCCGGCCGCTCAAGCCGCACGAGGAGGATTGAGGGCGGAAACCTGCGCCCGTTGCGCGGCGGTCCGGTTTCCGGCAAACTCCCGGCATGTCAGTCAAAACCAAATTCACCAAGAAGCAGATCACCACGGCAAAAGCATTGCTCATCGCCGCCACCACAGTTGCGGAAATCCGCGATGCACAGGCCATTTTGCTGCAAGAAGTCCATGGCATGAGCCACGACCAGGCGGCCACCGCCATGGGGTTGACGCATGCGGCGTATGACGCCTTGTTGCAGGCATTGCGCCAGACTCGCAACAAGCCCTAGATCAGACTCCAAGCACGCTTTTTCTTACCCGGCGCAAGTCGCGGTTGAAAAGGCGCGCCACTTCCCATCTTCGCATGTGCATCCGGGTGAGCATGATGCGTTGCACTTCCTTGCGGGCCTCGTCGGCCGCCAGATGGCGCACGTGGGCGGTGATGAGAATTGGCGCGATGTGGTATTTTTGGGCGGTCTTGTAAACCAGGTTGCAGCACCGTCTTTCCATATCCGGTGTCATTTTCAATCGAGTGACCCAAGGCATGGACATCCAGTTATGATGTTTCGGACTTCCTGACAAGTTTTTCTGCGCCCGTTACGCGGATTCCGATTCCGGGTCATGATGCCGCCCATGAGCATCATCATTGACCCCGATCCCAACCCGCAGGACGTGGCGAAAAAGCAGCCCGTGAACATGACCCGGCTGGATAGTCCGCTGGCGAGGGAGTTGAGCGATGCTGATGTTGCCTGGCTCATGAACCATGTCACTTCCCGCTGGTCGTTCCTGCATGGTGCCATGGGTCCGTGGCGGGCCAAGATGGCCAAGTGGGAACGCATGGCGGAAGACAACTACGAGGACCGGGTGGGCGCCAAGGACGCGGTAAACGCGTCGAGCGTGAGCGACATCTTCACCGACCAGAACGACACGCTCGGCACCGTGGCCGGGTTCTTCGATTTCCACGTGGCCCAGGCCAAGGATGACATTTTCGGCACGCGGCCATGGTTGGCGGCCACTCCCGAGGGCCGGGACGATAACGAACTCGCGGATGTGATGAGCAAACATTCGCAGTGGAAGTTCAACCAAAGCGACATCGAGCCAGCATTGAAGGACGCCATCAAAATCAGTTCATGGGGCGGCACTGCGTTTGTGAAAGTGCGCTGGCATGACGAGGTGGACACGTTCAAGCGCAGAGTGCCGGTGGCGGTGGATGTGAAGACCGGGGAGCCGTTCACGACGGGTCCCGCACGGGACTTCGTGAAGACCGCCAAAGAGTTGCAGGCCATGGGCATCAGCGACGAGCAAAAGACATGGGAAAATCGGGTGATAGAGGAAACCCAATCGATCTACGCCAACGTGACGGCCGCCTGCGTGGATTACAAGGACATCGCATTTGAGACCACTGCCAAGGAACTGGATTTGATCTACACTGACGTGTATTGCCGGTTCCGCATGGGGCTCCTGGATGTGATGCAGACCTACGGCATTCCGATGGAGCGCAAGCGCGAGTTGATGGGTGCCATGTACGGATACTCGGAAGAGGCACGCGCCCACCGGGCGGAAACCAATGCCAGCTTGGAAGGCATCAACATGGAGGAAAACGCCAACCCGCAGGTGACGTTGGTGGAAGGATACCTTCGGTGCGACCCGCGCGGAACGGGCAAGCTCTCGCGCATTCATGTGATTTTCGCGCCCGACATGAACATCCTGTTTGCGGTGGACTACCTGGGAGTCATTACTCCGGGCGCATTGATGGCGGTGTTTCCCGTGCGCATCGACAAGATTCCGAACCGTGTGTTTGGCCGGGGATATTTCGAGAAATACGAGAACCCGAACAACGCGATTGACCGGCAATACAACTGCGTTACCTACCGCAACCGCACCGGCGCGCACGTCCATACCGCGTTCCAGCCGGAAGCGCTCAAGGATGGCGGCGAGGGGCGGGAAATTTTGCTGGATTCCACGGTGCCATACGTGCTGGCACCGGACAAGACCATCGACGATCTGATCGGCTTCAAGGTTGCTCCCGAGAACAACAACACGTCCGTCACGTTGCTCAACCAGACATTGCAGATGATCCAGATGCGTTCGGGCATCACCAGCGCGGCGCAGGGCGAGTTGAAAGGCGTGCCGTCTTCGAACACCGCCACCGGCACGCGCGACCTGCAAAGCCGCGGAGCGACAATCATCAA